AAAGTATTAGCAGCAATACCAGTTTATGGTGGTATTCAAGGACTAAGAGAGTTTGCTAAGTATGGAGAAGTAGTAACAGATTTTGGTCCTAATACTGAAAGATGGTTTGCTGAAGCATTTAGATTATCAGGGCAACAAGGTTACTTATCTGATTTATTTATTAATAAAACTGTTGGACCAAGTTCAAGAGAACCTTGGTATCAGTTTGCTCCTGCTTTTCAAATTGCTAGAGGTGCAGGTGAAATTGTACAAGCAACTTTATTAGGTGATTTTGATAAAGCATTAAAAAAATTTAGTAAAGATATAGCACCTTTCCCTGAATGGAGAAATTGGATTAGTAAATTATGGGGAGCAGAAACTGTTAGAGGTGATATGCCTATCAAAGGTCGTAAATTAACTCCACTTAAATTATCTACTGGTGATATTGCAACAGTAGGTATGTCTGGTTTGAATAGTGAATTAAAACAAAATGAAGAACAAGAACTTGATTTAGTTTCTGAGAAGAGTGAAAAACAAGCACCAGTTAAAGAAATAATATTACCTAAGAAAAAACCTGAAGCTGCTGATTATATGCCTATTATAAAAGAGTATGAAAGTTTAGGTGAAAAAATTATTGTTGATGGTGAAGAACGATATAAAAATTATAAAGGTAAAGGAGAAAAAAAAATTACAAGTGGGTATGGTAGTTATAGAGACGAAAATAAATTAGAAGATTCAGTTACTGAAGCTGAAGCTAATGCTCAATTAGTAGAAGATATTAATGAAAGACTTCCAAAGATTAAAAAAAATATAAAAAACTTTGATAAATTTCCATTAGATGTTAGACAAAATTTAGTATCATCATGGTTTAGAGGTTCTTTATCAGGAAGTCCTTTAACTTTAGATTTAATTAATGCAGGTGAATATGAAAAAGCTGCAAAAGAATTTTTAAGAAATGAAGAATATGATAATGCTGTTGCATTAGATAGAAGAGGTATTATAGAAAGAATGAATAATACAGCTAAAGCAATTAAAAGTTTATCAAAACAAAAATTTAATATAGGTGGATTAGCTGCAAAATTAGCAACAAAAGCAATTAGTAAATATGGAGTTAAGAGAGGTGATACAGCAATATCAACTACAGTAGGTACATATAAAAAAGTTAATAAAATATTTGATGATGCTAATGTTAAAACTGTACATGATTTTGGTTCTGGTTTAGGTTTGGGTTCAAAAGAATTTACAAATAAAATTGTAACTAATCATGAACCTTTTGTTCCAGTAGAAAAAATTATAAAAGTAAAAGGTAAAGTACCTGATTATAAAACAGCAGATGATGTTATATTTAAAGAAGGATTTGCATCTAAAGATGGTGTTGTTAATGCTAATGTATTAAATGTAATTGAAGACCCTATGGAAAGAAGTAATGTTGTTAGACAAATATCACAATTAATAAGTGATAAAGGTATGGCTGTTATTACAACAAGAGGTAGTGAAGTTACTAAAGCAGCCCAAACTTCTAAGAATGCTACACCATTTAATGATGGTTGGATATTTGGTAAGGGAGATAAGAAAACTTTTCAAAAAGGATATAGTCAAAAAGAATTAGAAGAATATATTAAAAGTATCTTAGGTGATAAATTTAAAGTAGAAAAAATTCCTAGTAAATATAAAATAGGAACATCAGGAGTAATTATTAAAAAAATAAAAGGAGATAAATAATATGCCATTTGAAATGATAACAATGCTAGGCTCAACTGTACTCGGAGGAGTAATGAGTATATGGTCGCAAAGCATTAAAGCAAAACAAGCAGAACAAAAGATGCTTATACAAAGAGCCGAAGTACAAACTAAAGCTTTTAAAGAAGCAAGAGAATATGACAACAAAGGTTTTCAATGGACTAGAAGAATCATAGCATTAGTTGCTGTGTTTGCTATAGTACTATTACCTAAACTAATGCCTGTACTATCACCAGATACAAGTGTGATTGTAGGTTATTTAGAATTTAAACCTTCATTCTTATTCTTACCAGAAAAAGAAATAATGAAATGGATAACACTATCATCTAATAGTCTAGTAATAACACCATTAGATACTAACTTAGTATCAGCTATTATAGGACTATACTTTGGTGGTTCGTTAGTTAAGAAATAATATGATAACAATAACAATACTAAGCTTATTAATAGGAGTATTAATATAATTAATATATGAGGTGTCATTATGAATTATTATTTTACAGGTATGTTGATTATATTACTTGTCTTAATGGCACTTTTTTTAGAACCAGGATATAGATGATAGATAGATTAATATATAAATTTTGTGGTTTCTTAGATAACTCAATAGCATTTATAGAGACTGGTGTTATTAAAATGGTAGAGTGGTGTTGGCATTCTAGAGTTAAGTTATTAAATAAAAGAAGGAAAAAGAAATGAATTTATTTAGAGACTTACAAAAAATAAAAAAAGAAAAAAGTCAGAAAGAATCTGCTATAGCACAGCTAAGAAAAAGAAGTAAAGACTCTATAGCTAGACCTAAAGCAGTAAAAAATATAACAAGTAAAGACCCTAGATTACAAGGAATATAATGAAGGTTAGTGAGAAAACAAATGTAAGTATGCCTATCAAAAACATGATAGGTATTGTAGTAGCTGTAGCAATGGGGGTGTTTGCATATACAGAAGTAACTGCGAGGTTGACCAGTCTAGAGACATCCAGAGAATTATTTCAAGCAGACTTACTTAAAAAATCAGAGCAGAAACCAACAGACCAAGAACAGTTTATGTTGATAGAAGCTTTGTTTGAAGATGTAGAAAAATTAATTAAGAACCAAGAACAAAACATGACTAATAAAGTTAATATAGAATTTCTTAAAACTCAATTAGAAAAAGCATTAGAAGATGTCGAAGAATTAAAAGACAAAGTAAGAGCAAATGGTAATGGAGGACACTAATGATTGAGATGGTAATAGCTTTATTAATGATTGTTAATGGTGAGATAAAAGAACATAGAATACAAGAGTCTATGTCTAAATGTTTGAAAGGAAAAAGAATTGCAATGCGTAGTAATACTGGTAATAATATAGAGTATCAATGTATCAAGTCAATGGCTGAGACAGAGGTATATTTAAATCAAAAATCAATTAAAACATTAATATTAAAATAATGAAAGTAGCTTTATTTATGATTCTATGCTCAGGTGTAGCAAATAATTGTCTTGACCCTATAAAAATAAATACTTATAATGATTTTTATGAATGTATGGGGGCTGGTTATTTAGAATCTTATAAAAAAAATGAAGACATTGGGGCAGCAGATGTTAACGAGTATAGAATGTATATTAAATTTATGTGTGCTGATGAAAAAGGTGAACAGGTTTAATTATAAGAAACATCTGAAGCAATCTTTTCTAAGTCTTCAGTTAGTAAATCAAACTTAGCATTACACTCTCTTAACAATGCTTTAATAACTCCAGCATTTTCTTTTTTAAAATGAAGATGTATTTTATCTAAAGGATACTTAGATAATTCAGTTATGAATTGTCCTTGATTATTAATAATTAATTTGAAGCCCATGAGGTGTGCTTCTTTTCTTCTAACTCTTTTCTTTTGTTTAAGTTTTCGATTGGTTTTCATGCTTCTCTTTCAGTAAGTCAACAAGAAAATCATCATCATTCTTCTCGCTTCTAAGTTTAGTCATAGGTTTAGTACCTTCTTTATATGTTTCAATAGTTCTAATTCTAACAGGATTAGTCATGAATACAGGAAACTTAGGATTGTCTAAAGACTTTACCATAAAGAAACCATCTTCAGCAACACCAAATGTTTCTACTCTTTTGATGTCTATATCATCTGAGCCAATTAAACATACTCTTAAATTATATACATCTTTTTTTTCAGGTGGTTTAATATTTTTACCATTTAATCCTACAATATTATTTGTCATTTTCGTATGTCCTATCTACAGCATGAATATCTTCTATAACAACAGGGGATACTTCTCCTTGTTGTCCATCATCATCAGCTAAACTATCTATACTTTCAGTATACATTTCATTTAACTTATTATTGTTTCTTGTTATCTTTAATTTAAGATGGTCTTTTAATGCATCAATCTTAACATGAAGTATTTTATCTAAGTGTGGATTAATACCATACATAGGTAAATCATTTAGTGCTGAGATAATTCTTCGAAAACCTCTTGCTCTTTTTTCTAATTGTGTTATCTGTGATTCATTAGTCATAGTCTCTCTCCAATATCATTTCTAAATAGTGAATTGCTTTTTCTATATCTTTTTGTTTTCCTTTTTTAGAGTGTCTACAAATATATTTAATTGCATTACCTTCTGCAAATAATAATTGATTCTCATTTATAAAATGAGCAGGTTGAATTTTCATACCTTTATAATGGTCGCCATCAACTTGCTTATTTAAACTGTCATATGCAACACCTTTAAACATTTCTTTACTTGGCATTATATTATATTATCCTGTCTTCTTAATTGTTTTTCTGTTGGTTGTAACATAGCATTTAAATCATCTATTGTCAACTCTGAATTTCTTTTTAGTTTCTTTACTATCCATTTGTAAGACCAAGGTTGTAATCTAAATTGTTGTTGACTATCATAGTAATGAGTTTGATTAGGTATAAAATCAAATACATTTTTATAATTAATCTTACTAGCTTCTTCTTTAGACAACAAAGACTGTAACCATTCAACAAGTATGTGTCTTGCTTTTCT